CGAATTCTTTCATCATTCCCTTGTATTTTTCACAATCAACGGAAAGAATGCGTACTTTTTTTCCGTTCAATTCAATATTGTCGTAATCTCCGACTAATTTATCCCAAACTGGCACAAGTCTCTTACAGTATCCACACCAGTTAGTGTAAAATTTAACGATAGCTACACCATCTTCTGGGCATTTGCTCTTAAGATCCGCAGAGGAGGTAACCTCAGTTTCATTCGAGCTGAATGATTCACTAACTCTCAATAATCCACAGATGATTAAGAGAGATACAAGACATAATCCTACCGCGAATAGCATTTTTTTTGTACTGACCGAACACTTCATTTAATATTGCTAAAGATTTTTATTAAGAACATCGTAGTTTATTATGATTAAGTATGTTGAAATCGTATCGAAGATTTATAGATTTTTGTATTCAGGCCAAAAATTTGAAATACATTGTATTGATATTTACATCATTTAGTACATCTTCATATATTTTTGCTTTTATTCGACGACTTAAAAATAAGAAAATAGAAAATGAGAATCCGATTACAGAAGATGAAATTAGAGAATATCAGAAAAAATGGGCGGATGGTGTTATACTGATAGGTAATTTGTATTCACACAATGAACATTATGAAGCATATGCCAAATTTTTTGTACAAGATTTGTATAACACTTTTCCAGACGTATTGTTTAAACCAACAAAAGCATCTGTGGTTAAGTTTCGCAATACTTATGAAGATGCTTTATCATATTTCATAACAGGTGATATTATTGAAGATACCGGTTTTGCATTGGAACAATGGTCCGATATAGATTTTAAAAACAATAAGATTTACATTCAAGGTAACATTGCAACTGTAATGGGAGAATATACTTTTAAGAGTGATAAGACAAACAAAGTCATAACCGCCGAATATACATTTGGATATTTGAAGTGTAAAGAATCTAATAAACTAAAGATTTATCTTCAGCATTCATCGATTCCTTATAAATTGGATTCTGACTTATTTAATATTATTCGCTGTATGTAATGATAATTAATGTGATTATTCTTTTGATAGTTATCTTTATAATTTATGTTCGAATCAGATTCATAAATAAGGATACATTATTCAGTATTCTAAGTGATAAAGACTATCTGAATAAGTTTACAAAACAGGATATGTATGTAAGAGGTGTGAAAAGCATTGAAGAATATACACAGAAAAATATTCGTGAGTCAGTATCTTCTCCCTCTTTCTTTGAAAAACTAAGACTAATATGGCTAACTTTTATAATAGATTTGAAAATACTGATTGGAAATAACAACAAAGCCTATTTTGATAAAGTAAAATTTACAAGAATCCCGTGGAAAATAGGAGTAGTAAATGGGAATTCATACGAAGCCGGCTTTCCACATACTCGCAACGGGAATATTATATTTTCACGTAATAGTTTCTATACATCAAATGAGGATCTATCCAGAGTACTTCTTCATGAAAAGGTTCATGTATATCAATATTTATACAAGAAAGATGCTGAAAAGTACATTAAAAGTAAAAATCTGAAAAGAATAAAAAGGGGTAAAAATGTTAGAGCAAATCCGGATATAGATGACTATTCGTATCAAGATTCGAGTGGTAACATATACCAAGCAGTATACAGAAAGAATGCCAAATCAATAGGTGATGTCGATTACGATATGGGTAAGTCCCAATATTATGAACATCCATATGAATCAATGGCGATTGAAATGGAAAAAATGGTCTGATAACTTACTAATTCTTAGTATTAAAAATCACTATTTCGCAATGTTCTGAATTCATATTATGATACGAAATGGTATTTATTTTCATGGGGGCGCGGGAGCGTTTCCTTATTATTTAGGAATAGCAAGATATTTACAAGAAAATTATGATTTAAATAATGTAGCATTTGCAGGATGTTCTGCTGGATGTTTTCCTGCAATTGCGCTAAGTGCAGAAATATGTGATGGAACATTTTATGAGAAAGTTCTGTTACCAAGTGTGAAGGATATACAAAAGACGAACAAGACTAATGGTTTAATGTTCAAGGATGCAATGATAGGTTCTGATTGGATTAAGCATTTGAAAAAACATGTTAAGGTTGCAATAGAAGCATCTGGTAATTTTAACAAAATTAACAGTAAATGTTCTCTTCTTGTTACAAATGTTAGTTTTGATAATATACAATCTCAATTCATTAGGAGTTGGAACTCGGTTGATGATTTGATTGAATGTTGTATAACATCTGCATGGATACCTGTAATATTCGGAGGGATATTCAAAGAATTTAGAAAGGGGGATTGTATTGATGGCGGTATTGGAAATATATTTTCAAATAAAAATCATAATCCGGATTATAATCACAATTGGTTACACATAAATCTTGGAACATTTGGTCGTTTTGAGAACGATATATTTACGACTTTACATAATTTCATTTCATTAACATTCTCTGCGAATGAAGAATATGTACTGAATCTTATGAAACAAGGATATATAGATGCTAAACAAAATGATAAATATTTTAAGAACTTTAGCAAATTGAAAAAATAGCTTATTAATAATAATGAGCATGAAATTATATACATCTTTAGTTTGTTGTGCAAGCGTAATAATTTTCGTGGTTTCTCTCTATTTTGTATTATCTTCTTTTGGAATAATTGAGAATTATACATCGTGTGGTGGCCATGTACATGGTGATGAGGTTAAAGAAAATGAAAATAAGATCCTTGAAGAGTTAACAATTCTGGAAAAACCATCAAAATTATTAAATTTTGATGATTTACTAAGAGATTATGTTGGAGAGGGAAAGGAAAATCTCGCAAGAAAGATTGACCGTCTTAAATTACTTGAAGAATTTAAACAAACTCTTGATAAATAGACCCAAAATATTATATGTATAAATTATAAATGAATCTTGTATATTTAGCAAGCCCAATCTATATTATTGGAGCAATATTACTATTTATGGTGGTTGTCGGAATGTTATACAAACTCTTTTGCATAAATGTAAAGGAATCTTTTAACGATGCGGAATCTATTTTAGGAGAAATTGAAGATTTTGATGAGGAAGCTGAGGAAGAGGAGGAAGATGAAGAGGAGGAAGAGTATGATGAGGACGAGTATGATGAGGAAGAGTATGATGAGGAAGAGTATGATGAGGAAGGTGATGAAGGCTATGATGAGTATGATGAATATGATGAGTATGATGAGTATGATGAATATGATGATTAATCCTTAAACTGGTGTTCTGTTGAATCTTCACCTTGTATTTGCGTACTGTATGAATCACCAAGTGCGGTTGTTAAACATGTATCAATTAATTCAGAACCACTGAATTGTTGATGTGTGAGTATATCAAGATTCATATCCTTTTCCTTGTCTTGAATATTGTTTACATAAGCAAACATACTATTATCTTTGTAGTCTCTTGAAAATTGAGCAGCTGCCAAACCATTAAGGTGAAAACCAGCTAATGTAATAAAGGACCATTGATATCCCAATTTACCAAGTTGTTGGTGATATTCCTTCATATCACCTATTGTAAGGCCACTAGAAGCCCAATTGAAACTTGGTGAAGTATTTATTGCCAGAAAAGCATTTTTCTTATCAACACCTTCTGCAAAAATTCTAGCATCTTCTAAGGAGGGTGTATCCAATTCACACCATAAAACATCAGCATATGGAGCCATGGCATTAGCTCTTGCAATTGCAAGGTCCAAACCACAATCAACATGATAATATCCTTCAGGAGTTCTATTTGAAAGTAAACTATCTATTTTTGGGTCAGATGAATTTTTAATTATAAATGGCATATCAACTGGGTCTATATCTGAGTCTATAAATTTAGCGGATTTGGCATCTGTTCTACCAATAATTATAGTATCTGTACCCATAATATCGCATTGTAATCGCGCCGCCTTTAGTCTACTAATCTGTTCTTGTATTGAACATAATACCTTACCACCCTGATGTCCGCATTTTTTAGCACCGTTTTTCTGGTCTTCAATATGAATACCTGCTGCGCCAGCTTCTACAAACATTTGTGTTAATTTCATAACTGTAGATGGTCCGCCGTGACCGGCATCTGCATCAGCAATAATAGGTCTAAAATAATCAATGTTTTTTTTATAATCAGGTATTCTAATATTTCTCTCGAACTGTTTTCTATCATGAAAGATTTGAGAGCGAAACAATTGGTCAACTTTTTTAGGTACAGAGTCATAGGGATAATCTGCTAAATCTGGTCCAGGCAAGTTATTACTACTTGCGGTAGAAGATGTTTGCCAACCAGAAACATAAACAGTACTTAGATATTCCGACATTTGTGTTACTTGTAATGGGTCTAATGCCCCATATGTATATTCACATTTCTTGTTTTTTTTGGAATCTTCAAGAATATTCCAAAATTTTTTTGAAGTTCTATTTGATAATTGTTCGACAGGACTTTGACTACCCTGTAATGTAACTATTTGTTCTGCATTCCATGTTCTAGATACATTCTTAAATCTTGGTCTATTTAACCACTTTGAGACATTTCTTACTCTATGTTTAAAAGACATAATAATATATTAATGATTCGTTCTTAAATAATCTATGCATACATATCTTCATCCGAATCTTCTTTTGATTCTTCAAATCCACTAGGTCTTAAATCTGATTGAAGTTGGTCAAGTATATCCTCATAACGTCTACCTTTTGCTAATTCTTCTTTAAAAAATTTATTTTTGTATTCTCTATGCCAAATTGCTGTTAATAAACCAATATCTTCTGTCAAATGTGTTTTTTCCATTTCTTTTTTATGTTCAGGTGCATGCATAAAATCAAATAATATATTCATATCTTCACTCGTTGGTATTTCCTTCATTTCTCGTGTGTATTTTTCATGCTTAGCAATATCGATTAACATTTTTCTATCACCCCATTTGAATATTTGTTTTAATCCATAGTGAGGTATAGTTTTATTCTCATTTGTAGTATCATTAAGCCAATCTAAAAGCTGAATAATGCTTTTGTTGTTCAGTTTTTCAACGAATCTTTTATAAATCTCTTGTGCGGAATAGTTGTTCATCCACTGAAAACGCTTAAAAATCTCAGCAGAATTCTCTCTTTCAAGTTGTGATGCGTGTTTATGTTCATCTTTTTGATAATATTCTTCCAATCCGAAAAGTATCTTTTCAGACCAATTATATCTGTCTATTAGTTCTTTATCTGAAATCGATTTTATAGTTTTACCTATGTATGCCTGATTCATCATTTCTTCTTCTTTAGTGGAAGCTACAAATACCTTATTAAAAAACTCAGCATTTTTTTTTCTTTGTTTTTCCGCTTCTTCAGATTCTTCTTTAAGCTCTTTTTTAGCTGCATTTAAAGCTTCTTCTGAAAGTACATCTGCTACAAGATCTTTTAAATCTTCTCTGAAATTGGTACTTTCATCATCTTCTTCTTCAGAATCGCTTTTTATAGCTAATTCTTGAAAGGCCAACTGGTCTTCTTCACTAAGTGGTTGTTCTTCTATTTCATCATCATAATCAAGCTTAGAGTTAGCTACATAATCATCAATTTCAGCTTGATTTTCATCTTTGTATTCTGTTTTTGATTCTTCTTTATTTTTGAAAAACAAATTATGTACGTCTTGTATTGAAAAAACTTTAGGTTTTTCTAATTCACTCGTATCTATAATATCATTTCTTTTTGTTTTTGTACCTCCTTTATATGTTCTTCTTCTAGTGAGCATAATATAAATCAATATTAAAATACAGACCATTCAGATAATTCTGAATCTACATTACCACCAAAACATTCTTTATAAGAAGATATAGGAAGTACTTTATTCAATTCTTCATAATCAAGGTAAAGAAGAGAGGTTATATTTAAGAATTCAATGACTTCTTGATAGGATTTATTTGGTATTAGTAACTCCTCTACAGTAGGTATGTCTATACCATATTGACATTTATTAATTACAGGAGGGGAAGGAATTCGAACATGAACTTCACTCGCGCCATTTTCCCTTAATTTGCTTACGATACTTTTCATTACATTCCCTCTAACAATGGAATCATCTACGATTATGAGTTTTTTTCCGTTTATCTCATCAATATTATAGAGAAATTTGTTGTCACTTGCATTTTTTCTTGATTCATTGTTTGGTAATATAAAGGTTCTATTACTATCCTTTCTTTTTGTTAATATTTGAGAATATGGAATACATAGTGTTCTGGCATAAGATTTACCATAAAGTATACCTGATGCTGGAACACCGACAACGATATAATCAGTAGTAACAGCAAATTTATTTTTGTCCTTCTTAGCTAAAATTTCTGCACATTTTTCACGAAAATCTTTGACGTATATTCCATCGCAATAACTTGTGGGATTTAGAAAATATACAAATTCGAAGGCACATATTGAGGTTTTTGCTCTATGAGATGTATAAATAGATTCTATTTTTTCTCCTACATTATTACTAACTAAAACCAATTCTCCTGGCTTTACATCAGTATAATAAATGTATTCGTCTAAAGCACATGATTCAGAACTGAAACACACATTCTGTCTATATGTTCCAATACATAATGGCCTAATTCCAAAGCGGTCTCTTAAAGCATACATTCCATTAGGTGTATTTATTAATATGGAAAAGACCCCTGGAATTGTTTCTATCAACTCTATTAATTTTTCTTCCCAAGAATCTTTCTCCATATTTGATAAAAAATCGACTAAATATTTCGTATCATGGCCTTCAATTTGAGGTATATTTCCATTATGTACAAGGACAAAGTCGCCCAATTTGGATTTTCCAGTTAAAGGTTGACATTCTTTCAATTTAGAATCTATATCCATTTTGGATTTTCCAGATGTAGAGTATCTTACATGACCAATACAGCTTTGAACGAGTGGTTGTTTAGTATAATTTTGAAAAACATCCTTGACTAAACCACACCCTTTTTCTAAAACATATGAGTTATTTTCCAAGTAAGAAATGCCACAGCTTTCCTGACCACGATGTTGTAGAGATTTCAATCCATGGATTACATCCGATACACAGTCTACATTTGGATATTCTAAATATAATCCGAATATACCACACATAAGGAGTTATATAGAATTGTACTTATAAAAATTATTTAAGTTATTATACATTCTAATTCAAATTTGAATATATAATATTATGAAAGATATGTGGGACCTCTACAAGGGGGAACCTGATAAATCATCCAGCGATGAATACGAGTCATCAGAGACAGACAAATGCTCTGAAGACATACAGGAAATAATAGAAAAGAGATTACACCCATTCCACGAAAGGAATATTGGGCTTCAGAATGTTGGCACACGTGGTGGTTTGGTACCCCCTATACAATATGAAACAGATGAGAGCATGTTGAATAAGGAAGATGATATAATAAAAATATTTATACCAAAAAAATTTAGAAATAACAGCAAAATAATAGATGAGAATGATTATTTATCATGGTTTAAAGAAAACAACGACTTATTAAGAGGGAAACATTTATCATTTAGAGATATTACTTTGAATAGAATTAAATTATTAGAAATATTAACCACCGATGAGGAAGAAGTAGAAACTAAGGTAGTTTTATATTTAAATTTGGGGTTAAATCCGTATTTGGAATTTGATAATTACTATATTTCAGAAATAAATAAGTCTGATGTAAAAAGCCCTATAATGGTATTAAAACCATATGATATAGATGAAAAGAAGGTAGTTGATACAATCGCAGTAGGAAAATATACAATAAATCTTGAGGATCTCAAAGCTTCCGCATTCAGTAAAGGGGAAATAGACTTATCTCAAAGTGCTGCATCACGCATTGCTCGTTTGTTGGTAAGAAATTCTCAAACTTATGGAGAAGAAGAGGAGAAACAAGTCGAAAAGTGCAAAAATAAAGAAGATTGGATAAAAAATTTGAGGGAAGTATCATGGAGGCAATTACCAAAGAACAAAGCTTATTTAAATACGTGGAGAGATAGGAAGATAACTAAAATCAAAAAAAACAAGTATAAAATGAAAGTTATTGAGAAAATAAATGACTTTTTTTGTTCTTGGTATAACTCCAAAGAACTTTCGCGTTTAGAAAGGAGTCGTTTTAGAATACCAATGGCAATGCGGAATGTGAGGTCTAAGCAGCGACTGCTCGAACTTTCTATATTGGCGAATATAGAAAGAATGGCGGCACTAACGAGTGGGAGTGCAGATTTGGGAAGCGTCTTCGATGAGTTGGAAAACTTTGGTGTTGACGTATCGTCGGGAAACATTGCAATCATTCGCAAAAAAGTGTCTGACCAACTTGATATCATTGAAAATAGCGAACATGAACAAGAGGATAACCGAAAACGACGTCTTAAAGAGCTGCGAAAGATTTTGCTTACGTTCCCGCGCTGGTTGCCAAACATACCGAAAACACAATTAATGCCAGAATTGCTAGCAGAACAGAGGGCATGGTTTGTTAATAAAGAGAAGATTTATGAATTATTAATAGATTATAAATATGTAGATTTCAATGCTGCGAGAAATAATGATAAGATCGCAAAGTCAAGGAAGGAAGAGATAGGTTTTGATAAATATAAAAACAGTTTATTGGATAGATTAACATTATTACCAGTGACATCACTATGTAATGATAATGATGAATTTGTATATGGCAATTATAGTGGCAACATGGGAAACCGAGGAAGAGAAATAAATGACAATAGTAATCTGGGAAGAAGCCTAAGCCTTCCTCGATTGGTATTTGAAGATATGTTTAAATATATGAATAGGGACAACCAGCATCATGAACTTCCAGAGAATATATTGTCATCAAGGAATATAAAAAATACAGGTAAATGGGGTGGTCAGTCAAAAATAACACTAATATTAGAGAAATATGTATTAATTGTACAGAATTATTTAGAAACAGGTAATGATTCAAAATTAAGGAAATATTTGGATGAATCTGATTTCTTTTATACAGCTTATGTTGATGAAACGTTATATCAAGAATTGAATAATGACTCAATATTTAAATTATTAGAAGATGGTTTAGAAAATTATTGTAAAGAAACAGTAAATAATGATGATTTTGAATTAGAGATGCCAGATATTTATACCTTATTAGGATTTCATATATTTCCGACAAAAATTAAGCGAGAATTATGGAAAGGGAAGGATAATTGGGATGCAAATGATGACAAGTATTATAAATGTATATTAGCGTCTTTTGATTTTTTAGAGTGTATTAGTTGGTACTATATTTATGGATTATGTTGTTTTTTTGCACAAATAGTAGGTCCGTCGTATTATGTTTATAATTATTATTTGATAGACGACAATGAATATTGTCCCAATGTATCAGATAAAATAACAAAAATGTTTGCATTAGCATATTATTTAGTATTATATGCGAGGATGAATTCGTTTTGGAGTTCATTAAGTACTACCGCATGGCAGTATGGTAATACAACAATATTATCAAGTCCTAATTATATAAGGGCAACAATAGCAATCAATGCGTTATGTCTATACATAATACCCGTATTTACTTATACTTTATTTATAGAATTAAGCTCAATAACAGATTTAATTTTGAATTGTTTAACGGGAGAATTTTTAATAAATATCGATAATTTAATAGTAGAATTTATAGGTGAACCATCATTTATAAAGGCAATATCAAGGGATTTAATGAAATTAGCTTTTATAGAGAGGGGTTATCCTGAAAAGAATATATTACTAGCCCCATCAATTGATTATTGGTTATTATGTGTAGGACAAATATTACAAATGTTTCTTACGTTAATAATGACGGGTTTTGTATATAAGTGTCTTTAAAAATGGTAATTATAATTGACGTAATTCGCGAACTATCTCCTCAATAAGTGGAGGAGGAACCGCATTTCCGATTTGCTTAATTTTATTTTGTCTACTACCAGCAACTCGGAAATCAGCAGGGAATCCCTGAATTTGTTTAAGTTCATCTGGCAAAATAGGCCGAATGTAATAACCATTTCTATTTCTTAATGGAACAAATAGTCTTGGTTGATGGTCATAAGCACATATAATTGTCTTACTTGGTTTTCGGATATCAATTATTTCAACATGAATTGGTGAATCACGCTTTCCAAAAGATAATAAAGAATCATAAGTTTTTCCATTGTGTGTGCGTCTTGTCCTTTGATCTGTTTTTGTTTTTAGTTCCAAATATGGATGTACATTGTTTTCTGTTTCGTCATTATTCATATTTGTAAGAATACACTCAGATGGAATCTGAGTCATATCGTAATCTTCTGGTTCAATTTTTATAGCTCCTTCCATATTGAATTGTATAATACCAATTAGATTTGGCTCTTCATTACTTTCTATTACTGGAAAGGTGAATTCTTGGTCCAAGTCATTACGAATACCTACAATAATTAAGCGTTCCCTCTTTTGAGGAACTCTAAATAAATTCGCTTTACAAACTTGGTCATAAATCCTATATCCTATTCTTTCAAATTCCGCCTTAATAATATCAAAATACAACTCGCCATTTTCAGCTTTTTTTGTAAGTAGACCTTTTACATTTTCACCAATCAAATATTTTGGTTTAATGATATTTACCACTCTTGAAAATTCACAGAACATTGTATTTCTTGGATCCTCCACCTTCCTTTTACCCGCACTAGAGAAGGATTGGCAATTATGAACAATTGTATTCGATACAATATATGTATTATCCTCATTAACTTCAAAATTAAATACTGGTTTATTTGATACCATTTCAAAACTTGACTTGATTGAAAACCAAGCATGAGAATCATCAATATAGGACAAGCTTTTTCGTTTTAATTTATTCCATCCACGTATTAAATAGGTATCTCTTTGATTTACGGTTCTTCCCTGAATTACACAAGTTTCTGGTCTTATTGTCTTTGTAATACTGAATACTAATCCAAGTTTCAAATATAATCTTTGAATACCATATGCAATATCCCTTGAGACAGTTGTATAAGATATACTATCACTTATTACATTTTTACAACCATCTGCTATAAAATATCCATGTAAAAATTCTTGAATAAATTCCTCTGGAGCATCTTGAACCCATTCCGGAATTTTTTTACCATGAGCATATTTACCAAATTGTTGAAATATACGAAACCACTTAAAATCAGCACAACCAAATTTTTTACATTTACCTCCAGGTGTATCACATTTCTTATCAGTAATTGGTAGAATTTTACTAATTTTATTCACAACCATTTCTTGGTCAATATTATTAATCGCAAAACGAATCTTATTTGTATCTCTACCATCTTTTTTCTTAGTATCTTCTATCCAGCCATCTCCAAGAAAATATCCCAGTGTAAACCACATATTTTCATTATCCAAAGTTACCCTCTCAATCGATTTTTTTGATTGATTTACTTTCCTTTCGAAAGAAAATTGTGGTATAATATGATTCTTGTTCAATACCATTCCAACATAATCGTTCGAATTTAAGTCTTCCGCATTTTTCCAAATAGGCTTTTCAAAGAAGGTTTCGTATCTCCTTTCTTTATTATTCCATATACGCTTTTTTGTTCTTACATAAAATGGGTGCTCATTGGTACAAATAATATCTTCTGGATGATATTTAACATTGATACTATACATTTTTCCAGAAAAGTCTTTTTGCTGAAGATTTACAATCTTTTGTACTTTGCCTGTATGAGTTATTAGTTTATCTTCAAGTGTAACTTCTTCAATTGGTTTATATCCATTTTTTGTCAATACGGGAGTACCTTTTATAAAGCATGGAAATCCCGCAAAGACTAAATCGACATTATTTCTATATTCTTCAAATTTTGAATCAGGTATCTTTAAAATATTTGTTCCTTCTCTATCATTTAGTGATTCATCTTTAATCAATCTGCTATGTGGAAAATTTAGTTGATGCGATTCGATAGCAGTTTTATCATATTCATTATAAGCTATAACATTGCCTCCTGCATTTTCAATACCAAGACTATCTCCACCTAATCCGCTAAATAAGCTGATGGCATTAAATTCTTGTTGCATTTATTCAATATTTGTTCTAATAAGTTTATACTTATGCATTTTAGACTTCTTTTTTAGATTCTCTAAATTCTTCTGCTCTTTGATAACGTTCGGTTCTAATTTCTTCTTCATCTAAATTTTGTTCTAATCCTTTTTTAGATTCTCTAAATTGTTCTGCTCGTTGATAATGTTCTGCTCTAATTTCTTCTTTTTTTAGAATACTACCCATTGTATCAATATGTTCTAATAATTGTATAGCTTGATTAGAATAAGACCATTCATTGTCATACCAAATGGTAAATTTGTAGTTATTGGGCCCCATTTTCATAGAGGCAGCCGAATCAACAATTGTGGGATTAGTAGTTGTCATAAAATCAGTACTAACAAGATGTTCGTCATCATTTACTACAATCTCATGCCTTGTTCTAAGAAAATCAAATATATCATTTAAAGAAGAGTCTTGTTGTAAGGTTACATTCATATCAACCATACTTACATTGCTTGTTGGTACTCTTACAGATGTACCATATATCTTGCCATTTAGTTCTGGTAGTATTTTTATAGCTGATTTACTTGCACCTGTTGTGTGTGGGATTATATTATTAAAAATGCTTCTGTGTGTACGTTTCTTTAAGTGAGGTCCATCAAGAACGTTTTGTGAAGCAGTTGCTGCATGAACAGTTATGAAGTTACAGTGTTCTATACCATACTGGTCATTCAGTATTTTTATTAGAGGAACAATACAATTTGTAGTACACGATGAGTTACTAATAATACGTTCTCCCTTATAATGAAGATGATTACCGTTATAAAGATATTGCGGGATTTTATCCTTTGAAGGTGCACACATGATAAAATAATCTGCACCATGTTCTTTTGCTTTCTCCATCGTTAAGAATTTTCCTGTAGTTTCAAAAACATATTTTGAATTTCCCCACATTCCTACTTCTGGAGTACGATTATCTAAAAGACGAATCCATTTTCCATTTATTTCAATATTACTATCGTCCAAAATAGATATGTTTAAAGGTTCTGTTTTGTGAAAACTATCGTTATTTATATAAGACGCTATCTTATCAATATTAAAACCTGGAAAATTGATTGTGTCAACACGAAATTTTTTATTTAAAATTGTTTGATTAAAAATAGATTTACCAATACGACCAAAGCCATTGATACCAATTCTAATCATTTAATTTATAAGATATAAATTAGATTCATTAACTTAATAATAGTAATAGATGCTATTCAGAATATACCTTAAACTATTGTACGTTTCATTAATATTTCATAATGTGTGTAGTTTAAGTCGGATTAGTCCAGACGCTGAGAAATTCTTGACACAAGCAAGAAAATTGAGAGATGAAGTAAAAGTTTTAGAACAGGAATTACTTGAACAACGTATGGAATCCAATCCTACAGAAATTCCACAGCATATAAAATATAGCGAATCCTTAATTCCAAAGATTTTATCAACTAATATTGAAACAATTCCAAATCGATTTGTTAAAATCAATTGGGAATTGCAGAAGAATGGTGATACACATATAGAACTATTTGATTCTAAAGGCAAAATATTTTCCAAAGGAATTGGTAAGTGGAAGAAACAAAGGTCTCGTTTTGGTATTGGTTCTAATATAATTCTCAAAGCAAAAGGAATTGGATTCAATATTAATTGTAAATTTGTTTCATTATCAAGATATGACTATTTGTTTGCAAAAAATAGCTATAATAGATGTTTATCAAACTTAAAAAATATGAACAATAATTTAGACATTGCTAAAAAATTTTCGAATAATATTGTTACTCTTAGAGAACCAAAGCCATTATTTCCCATTATAACACCTGACTCACTTCTATATAAATTTGTAAGATCTCTGAATAAATGGTATTTAATCATACATTCTCGCGTATTAAACAAAATGTTTCATATAAGTATTTTTTATACTAGACAAAATATAAACAAGTGGAAAAAACTCGTAAATATTGGCAAATCTGAGAAATATATCAAATTTGATAATGATTTATGTGTAATTCAGGATAGGGGGATTATAAATATTAAAGGGGTTATACCTTTTAATGATAGGTGGATACGTACACCTAAAACATCTTTAACTCTTAAATGTAATCTGGAAATTCTTAATTTGGTTAAATCAAGAACTGGGGGGAGAGCAGGGGGAATTAAATCTTAACATTCGTATTGCGAAACTTCTCTTCTTGATAAGACGGCTTTTTCATTATCAACATCATATGCAATAACATCTTCTGATTCAAAAGTAAGTGGCTTCGATTCCAAACCATTAAGAAGTCCCATATCCGTTAGCAATAGAACTTTCTTTTTATCATTTCCTTTAATACTCTTGGTATGAATCTTTGAACCTAGAGTGCTATATACCCAATGGCGTTCCTTCTTAGTAGTTCCATGAACTGCTACTGTTGTACCGTATCCTTTAACATATTCATACACCTTGATTGGTTTATTTTCCTTAATAAGTTGTAAGCATCCTTCTTCTTCCTTTACTTTCTTTACTTTCTTCGACTCCCATTCTTCATCGCTTTGAATCATACACTCGCTCCCTAACTTTTTAAATTCTTGCCCCTCTGTATCGTATCCATCAGAAATATATACATCGTCTTCATATTCTGAACCACTAGAATACATCGCCTCGCTTGCAGAATCTTCATTCCTATTTTCCTTTTCCCAAATATCTCCCAAATTGCTAATATCACTGATGCTATCAGTGGTAACAAGATTCCATTTCTTTTTCATGGCATCATTGATTTTAGACTTCTCTGTTTTGAAAAGATAATTCTTAATAAATGTACTATGAGATAGGACTAATACACACACGGACAATGCCGCAATTCCAATATATTCAGGGTTAGTAATATCAAGATCAATCTTTAGATTCATAATTTATTTTATTTGTGTTACATTTAACTATTATTCAGAATCAAATCATTTTTTAACTGTCTCCACCGGATTCAACCGACAGTACCTTTCCAAGCATAACCAAAGCATTCGAATCCATAACCGCAATGCGTCCCATACCAGGTACCTTGTCAAAAGCCTCTACAATAAATGGCTTCAAGGGTTCAAATACAACTTCAGCAGACTCACCTCGCTCCAAAAATGGCGGGTTTTCCAACTTCTGTCCTCCAGTCTTTTTACCCATCTTCCAATTAATCTTTGCCATCTTACATGCCGTCTTAGCCGTACGGCAATAAATAATAGGGCTAAACCCAACCTTTAGCTGACCAGGATGCTCCTGAACAACTACTTGCGCTACAAACGACTTTGTAGGTGTTACCATACCCTCAGATGGCCTAAAAATCAAATCACCCGATTTTGGCATATTCATCTTGTCCAAACCCTTGATTGTCATACCAACATTGTCACCAGGTACAGCCTCACTATATTTCTTACGATGCATTTCCAACGAAAACAACTTCAAATCATTGAAACCACCTGGAGCAATCGCAATCTTATCTTCTACCTTCGCTACACCCTGCTCTACACGACCACAAATTACAGCACCTAC